CCCCGACCGCCGCGGGGGGCCCCCCCCCCGGCCGTGGCCACATCCTACGGAATCGAACACATGACCCCAACCGAAACCGCCGTGCTGCTCCGGTACGGCGTCACCAAACCGACCATCGACGCGCTCGCCGCCGCCGGCTGCGACAGCCTCGCGGACATCCTGGCCATCCAGCGCGAGCAGATCCCGCTGATCCCCGGCGTCGACGAGGCGGACGCGCGGGCCGTGGTGCGGCTCGTCGGGCTGCTCGCGGACGCCGGAGTCGGCACCGCCCGTTAGAGACTCCCGCTGGCGGTCGACGTCCCGAGCCCGCCAGCGGGGCATCTGGCGATCACGCGCATACCGGGCGTAGCCTCAGCGCACTGAATCGGGCAAGGGGGGACCATGGATACGCAGACCACGGCCACGCAACCGGTGCGCGGCAGGTCCCGGAAGCTCCTGATCGCCGCTGCTGTCGCCATAGCTGTTGCGGTCGGCGCCTGGACGGTAACGGCCATGACGGCCAAGTCGCACTCCAAGCACGTCACGGAAGCGTCCTACAGCGACGGCCCGTGGCCGTTCACCGTGGCCGCCGTGGATCTGAAGTGCATCGACGGCGGCGAGGCGCTGGTGAGGATCGCAGGAGTCGACTACGCGTTCAACGGGAAGGCCATTGACGCCGGATACCCGAGCTTCGGCACGTACTGGCTCGACGATCCGACGACGCCGGGCACCAAGCTGCCCACCTTCCGCCTCATCATGCAGGCCGAAGATCTCTGCTGAGCGCCAAAAAGGGCCCCGCCTCCCGAAGGAAGCGGGGCCGTGGCGTGAGGCTACTTGCAGCTGTACTGCGGCGACGGGGTGCCAGTCGTCGGCGAGCAGGTGTGCGTGATGCCGAGCGCGTCGACGTAGGTCCAGCCGGACGGGTCCTGGCCTGACGCGCCGGGCGGTCCCTGGCTTCCCTGAGGTCCAGCGGGTCCGGTCGCGCCAACCCCAGACGGCCCCGGAGGGCCCTGCGGTCCGGTAGCGCCGACGCCAGAGGGCCCCGGGGGCCCACTCGGCGCGACCGTCGGATGCCCCTGCTCCCACACCGCAACCGCCGCCGCGATCTGCGCATCGGACGGCCCCGCACCGGCAGGACCAGGCGAGCCGGGCGGGGCCGGATGCTGAGCGAGGTAAACGCCGACGACGGCGGCGATCTGATCCGTCGTCGGCGGCTGCCCGGCAATCGGGTGCTGCGCCAAGTACGCGGCGACCGCAGCAGCCACCTGCGTGTCGGACGGTCCGGGACCGATGGCACCGGCGGGGCCGGGCGGCCCGGCCTGGCCGATGACCTGTGACGGCGCGGGCTGCGACGGCTGGAGGCCGTTCTGCTTCAGCTGTGCCTGCGCGCCGTTCCCGATCGAGACCAGGTCCGCGATGACCTTCGCCTGCTTGTCCAGCTGACCGGACGCCGCATACAACTTGCCGATCGTGAACGCGGCGAACGCCACGAACAGAACGGCGATCAGGGCGCGGCCCCAGTGTCTGCGCCAGAGTTCCCTCGGCTTCAGCGACATCTCACTTGATCCCCTTGGCGGCTATGTACGCGGTAGCGATCGCGACGATGATCCCCGCGATCTGGAGGGTCCGGCCCCATGTGTTCTGCTTGCCGTCCTCGAACCGCTTGAACCGTTCGGTGTTCGCTCTCTCCATGTCGGCATCGCGCTCGCGACTGTCCCGGTCCACCTCGGCAACCCTTTCCCGGGTGTGGGTGTCCTCGCTGCTCACCGCTTCGACGGTGGCCATCCGGTCCAACCGCCGGTCGACGCCCTCGAATCGCTTGTCGATGCTGTCGAACCGGTGCCGAAGCTCCCCGTCCGACATCCGTTCATCAGCCACGGCGCACCCCAGGTTCTGCGCGTGACACGCAAGGTCAGCCCTTTGCCGTAGGCGGCGCGGGGTCGGTGGTCGTCGGCGAAGGGCCGCCACTCAGCACGTCGCCCACGGTTTTGGGTGCCGAGCTGGGGCCCTGGTACGCCTTGGCCGCCGTGACGATTTGCGCCTGCACCCTTCTGGCCGCCGCAAGAGCCTGCGCCTGGTCGACCGGCGTTTCCGCCGCCGCCGCCGGCCCGGGGATGTATCCACCGGTGGCGTACTTCGGCGGCGGCGTGAACCGGTCCTTCAGCAGCTTCCACGGGACCTGCGGGAACATCTGTGCCAGCGTCGCCCACAGCGCGCCGGTAGCCACGGGGACGAGGGCCGTCCAGTCGCTAACACCGCTGTGCAGAACGGCCCACAGCACGCTGGCGAGCACACCAGACACCAGCCGCGCCGCCTGCGCGCCGACGTGGTACCGCGTCCACGCCGCGCCGAACTCGGCCTCGACCTCGGCGGCGCGCTTAGACAGGGCGCTCACTTCGCCACAACCTCAAGGCCCAGGTGCGCCACGACGGCCTGCGCGATGCTGTCGGCCGTGGCCCCAGCGGCCAGGTGCGGCGCGAGCGCGGCGGCGAGGGCGTTGACGTCCACGCTCGGCGGCTGGTTCAGCTTCGCGGCGAGGGCGTTGACGGCGTCCCGCGCCTCCTGCGCGTACAGCGCGGCGGCGCGGGCTCCGGCATCGGCCCAGATGATGGCGGTCGAGTCGTCGTAGGAGCCAACGAACTGGTTCGCGATGTCAGGCCACTTCTGGCCGATCGACGAAGGGATAGCGGGCACGGTGTCTCCAGTGTTCGGGGTGGGTGTGGTGCTGCCGTTGATGAGTGCGGCGAGTTGCTGCACGGTGCCCTTGTAGGCGTTGAAGTCCATGCGCTGGCCGCCGTAGGACTGCGCGTTCGTGTACTGCCAGATCACCGGCGTAGCGCCGCCGTAGGGCGCCCAGCCGGGCCCGGAGTCGCTGTACGAGGTGTAGTTCGACGAGACCACGGCCACGCCGAGGCTCGCGAGGTTCCCGCCGACCTGCTGCCAGTACCACTGCGGGAAGTAGGCGCCCCAGACTCGGCCGCCGAGAGCGTGCATGCGGTTGATGAACGCCGCGCAGTCGGCCACGGTCGGCTTCGAGGCGCCCTCGGTTTCCACGTCCAGCATGACCGGGGTGTCGCCGACCATCGCGTGGCAGTAGTCGGCCTGCGCAGCGCCGTTGCCAGCCTTCAGGAAGTGGTAGGCGGAGAAGACCGCACCGACGTGAGCGGCCTGCGCCTTGAAGCCCGCGTACTGCGCGTCCCGGTAATACGTGCCCTCGGTCGCCTTGGCGACCACGGCGACCGTGCCGGGCTGGATCGTCAGGCCAGCCTCGTAGCTGGAGATGTCCGGGAAGAAGATGGTCATCAAGACGTCGATTCGTAGGTGATGGTGATCTGGAACTGCACGCCCGTGCCCGAGAAGGCGGCGGGGTTCGTTGCGCCCATGAAGCTGCCCGAGCCGTTGACCAGAGCACTGACGTTGCCGGGCGAGCCCTGGGAGATGAATGACGTCGCCGTGTAGAAGACGGCCGAGCCGCTGGTGCTTATCGCCATGGATCCGCAGTGCGCGATCTGGTTGGTCGGCACGCCGTTGACAGCCGCGGGGAGCGGCAGCGTCCAGGTGTAGAAGCCCGTGCCGAAGGTCGTTGTCGAGCCCGAGTTGAACTCGATCTTGACGGTTACGAGCCGTCCCACCTTGGCGTAGTAGCCGACCAGCGTTCCGTTGCCCTTCGCAGGCGCCGTCCCGCTCGATGTCCACACAGGGGTGTAGGCCGTCCACGCCGCCTGTTGCGTCAGTGCGGCGAGGTCGGCGGCGAGTACACGCTGGCCCGCTGTGATCGGCAGCGACACGTCAGTCCTCCATCACAGGCTCAGGATCATCGGCTGCCACAGCCGGATGTCGGCCCCGGCCGTCTGCGCCTTGACGACGCCGTTTACGGAACGGGTAAGGGATGAGAACGTCTGCGGCGAGCTGGCGCCCGTGATCGAGCCGACGGTGATGCGCTCACCGCCCATGACGATGTCCAGCGGGAAGTCGGCCGGCGTCGTCGTCCACAGCGGCGAACCCGCCGTGGTCGTGTCCACCTGCATCGAGGTCGCCGTGGCGCTGATCCCGGTGTGCAGTGTCGAGCCGTCGGTATCGGCGCGGCCCAGGACGGCGTCCTCCCAGATGCCGACGCGATACGGCAGCTCCGGCGCACAAGACCACTGCTCGGTGAAGACGAACGCGTAGCACTGCTCGGTCTGGCCCTGGATGATCTGGCTGATGCCATCCGGCGGCAGCCACGCCGGGGTGTCGGTCACGGCGACGCGGTCGCCGATGTCCAGGTCTTGGAGCTGGTAGTAGACGTTCGCGATTTTGGGGCTGGCCAGGTTCACCGACAGCACCGGGTAGCGCAGATCATCCACGGTGCCGAGACGCACAATCCAACCGGCCTGATCAGCGAGCTGCGAATCAAAGGCGACGTTGACCGTCGGCGTCTTCGGATACACCCCGACGCCGTTCGGCGGATCCTGGATCGACAGCGGCCCGCTGGTCAATACCTGCCGCGCCGACGAGCCGCCGCTGGACCTGGTCACCGTCACATCGTTGGCGACGATGCGATCGTCGTCGGTCGGCTCCATCGGCTCCGCCAGCTGCGCCGCGGAATAGGACAGCGAGACGTCGGGCGGCTGATTGAGCATCGAGGCGCGGGTACGGTAGCCGATGCTGAGCGCCTGACGGGGCTCGTAGATCAAGCCGAGGTCCGCGTCCTCACACTCTTGCAGCAGCGCGGCGATCGCCTTCGAAGTTTGCGGGCCCATCGCCACCGTGTCGCCCGGGGCGCCGTAGACGCGATAGGGGATGCTCTCCTCGAAGCACAGCCGGGCGAAGCGGTAGCCGGCGTTCTCGCCGATCCACGCGTTGAGCGGCGCGGACATATTGAACAGGGTGTCCCACACCGGCTGCACACTGACGTGGCCGGAAACCGTCGCTCCCATGCCGCCGGTCGGCGCCATGGCTACCTGGTAGACGTTGCCGATGCTGCCCGCCACCGTGCCGGAGGGGGCCAGCGCAAAGCTCGCGCCCGGTGCGATCGTAGCTAGCGACCACTGCACGTTGCTGCCGCTGGTCTGTAGCTCGACCGAAATACGCAGCTGGAAATCAAGCAGGTTGAAGGCCAAGCCGCCTGAATCGAAGATGTTCACACCGAGCGCGTTGTAGCCCTTGAGCTGCAAGGCACCGGCCGTCCGGTAGATCAAGTCGGTGCGGGCCACCGTGCCGTAGGTGAACATCGAGGCGATGATCGTTCCGTCGGCGGGCGGCGAGGAGGACGGGATCTTCATCAGGAATCGAAGGACGTTCGCCGCACCCGAGGGTGTGGTGTAGGGCGGGACCGTGCCGCCCCACTGGCTGGTGCCCATGGTGGGCAGCGCGGTGGAGCACAGGAACGAGGTGTCCGCGGCGAAGTTCGGCGTCCCGACGATCACCATGGGGCTGCCGCCGGGAAGCGCCGACGCCATGCCGGTCGAGTTGTTGCCGTCCTCGCACGGCCAGTAGGCCACAGGGGCGGTGGGGCCGGTCAGGCGCACGTAGGCGCGGTACATGGCCGAGTAGGTCGGCGGTGAGCCCGCGACCAGACGGCGCCAGCGGCCCGCTCCCTGGATAGGCGCGTACACGTCGGCGCCGGACGGCTCCCACCGCGGCGGCCACGCGGGGACCTCGACGTGCGCCCGGTATTTGCGGTCGGAGATCTCGGCGGTGCCGGACAGCGTCCACGGGTTCGCCTGAGCATCGGCGAAACCGGTCGTGCCGGCCGCAACGGAGGTGAAGGTCGGGCTCGCGACGACGGTCCCGCCGATACCGTTGAGCACCCTGAAGGCATAGATCTTGCCGTTGGCGCCCTTCACCGGCGTGGCGTTGAAGCCGCCGGTGGTCGCCTGCCCGGCGTTGGCGCCGATCACCAAGGGCGCCGTGGACGCGAAGACGCTCGTCGCGCCCACGACAACAGAGGTGCCGAGCTGTGTCCACGGCCCCGCGATCGTCGGCGCCGTATAGAAGGAGACTGTCCCGGTGGCGACGGAGAGGGTCACCTTCAGGGCGATGCGGCCAAGTGGCAGCGGGGCCGTGGAGAAAACGACCGGGCCGCCGCTACCGGTTGCCGACCAGAAGAACCGGACCAGGCCGCTGTCGAAGTACTCCAGCAGCCATGCGGCGCTCCCGGACGCGAGCTTCGTGGCGATGATCGAGCTGGTCGAGTCCGACAGCCACATGTCGACCTGGATTTCCAGGTCACCGGTAACGTGCAGCCCGGCGGCATCAGGACACGATGCGTAGCTGACGCCGTCGCCCTCCATCCGCAGATAGGTGCCGCCCTCGGGCACCGACACGCGAAGCTGCGTGTTGCGGGTCAGGCTGCCGTAGTAGGGGCCGGAGGCGTTCCGCGGTGCGAACCTGCCGCCCTTGCCGTTCAGCGTCAGCGAGCAGGTGGTGGGGTTGATCGAACCGGCCTCGTCGGGGTGGCCGCGCGTGATCTGGATCCCGCTTCCGTCCCGGTCGTAGACGTAGCCGGTGATGTTGGTCCAGACGCCGGCGAGCAGCAGCTCGACGCGGGTGTCCAGGAGCGACTGGGGAAACGTCATGATCCCAGCACCTGCTGGACGTTGCCGCCGCGCAGGCGGATGGACTGGCGGATAGCGCGCAGCCAGTAATCCTCGGCGCCCGCGACCAGCATTTCGACTTGCACGCTGGTCGAGGTGGAACCGCCGCCGGTGCTGCCTCCGCCGCCGCCTCGACCGCCGCCGAACTGCGGGACCACGGTCGTCACGTTGCCCCGGCCGAAGTTCAGCTGATCCAGCGCGGCCTTCACGCCGGGCTGCGACACCTTCGACGCCCTGACCATGTATTCGCCCTTGGAAGCGGCGATCAAGTTCGAGTCGGACGTGGGGCCGCCGACACCGCCGATCAGGCCGCCGGTAGCGTAGGGAGAGAAGATCTTCTTGCCGCCGGGGCCGCCGCCGACGACGAGCCCGGCGAACTTGGAGGCCAGGGCGTTCAGCGAGGCGTTGGCCGAGGAGGTATCGGCGCTGACCTTCAGGGTGATCGGCGCGAGCTTGGGCGTGTTGAGCAGTGTCCGATTGAACTGCTCGATCTGGCCCGTAGACAGCCCGGCCGACCTCAGCACCGCGTCGAACTGATCGCGGGACGCGTCCAAGGCTTTGTTCCCCGCCTCGATAGAGCCGGATTCCTCGGCAACCGCCTGCGCGTGGTTGTTGGCCGCCGACGCGAGGTCGTCGATCGCCGTCATGTTGTTCCGGCCGGCCTCGGTGGTGATGTCCAAGGTCCTGCCGTTCTCGTGCAGCGCCTTCGTCAGGTCGGCGACCCTCTGCTGCACGTCGATGGCTGCCTTCGACGCCGCGATGTGGACCCCGTTCAGGGCGTCCATGGCGTCCTTCAGCGACGAGGCCTTGTCCTTCGCGTCCTTCATCGCCGCGACCTCATCCTTCACCGACGAGTCGAGGTCACGTGCGGATCCGGCAGCCCCAGCCTCGGCGTCGGCGACGGCCAGCAGCCACTTCACGCCGCTCTGGTGCACATCGGAGGCCTCAGCGGCGGCTTCCGCCGCGTCGGCGGTCGCCTTCGCATCGCCCGCGTTCGCATCCTTGTTCTTCGACGCCGCATCGGCTGCCGCCTTCGCCGAGTCGGCAGCCTTGTACAGAGACTGGGTGTGCTTGTCGGCGGCATCGGCGGCGGCCTTGTCGGCCGCGCTTGAGCCGTCGCTGGCCAGCGCCTGATCGCGGATCGCTCTGGCAAGCCTGCCGGTGGCCGCCGCGCCGGCCTCCCGCTTGCCGGTCGCTGTCGCGGTCGCGGTGCCGCTGGCCGCCTCGGCTTCGGCAACGGCGCGCTGTCCTGCCGACTGCGCCAGGGACGCCGCCGCCGCGTCCTTCGCGTTCTGCGCAGCCTTCGCGGTCTCGGCGGCCGAGGTACCGGTGGCGGCCGTCGAATCCTCCGCAGCAGCCGTCGCCTTCTGCTGAGCCTTCAGCTGGCCGTCGATGGCACCGCTGTAGGCATCGACCGTCCTGATGGCTTCGATGTACTTCGCCATCTTCATGGGGTCGTTGCCGGTCGCCTTGCCGATCTTGTCAATCGACGCGGCCACCTGGGCCATGGCGTCCTTCTGGCCCAGCGCCGCGTCCGTAACAGTCTTCGAGGAAACGCCGAGCTGCGCGAAGGTGTCGAACAGGTGCTTATGGGCGAGGTCGTTCGCGACGGCCTGCGTGGTGGTCTGCCCGAGCGCGTCCCCGTCCTGCTTGATCGCGTCGGTAAAGTCGGTGACGACGACCTTCGCTTCCTTGTGCTTCGAAATGAAGGTGCCGATTACGGCCGTGGCGCCAGCAATCGCCAGACCCCACGGGCCGATCATGAACGAGCCGACAGAGGCGAGAGATTTCTTCAGCCCGGTGCCAGCCTCGGACACCTCGGCGAGGGTCTTCCTGGTCGAGCCGAGCTTGCCCCCGAGGGACGTCAGGGCGCCGACGAGCAGCAGGGACGAGCCAGCGCCCCCGGCGAGCCCAACGCCGGTCTCCTGAAGCCACTTCGGCATGGAGGCGAAGGCGTTCACGGCCCCGGTCGCGTTTTGCGTCAGCCCGCGCAGGGCTTCATTCGCGCCGGATCCGCCCTTGATCAGGGTCGTGTCAATACTGCCCTTGAGCTGCTTCAGGTCACCGGACAGGTTGTTCATCTGCTCGGCAGCCATCCGGCCAGCGGCTCCGCTGTCGTTGACCTCCTGCGTGTACCCCTTCACGCCGTCGGCGCCCAAGTTGTACAGCACCGAGGCAGACCGGATGGCGTCGCTACCGAAGATCGTGGCGAGGGCCTGGTTCCGCTGCGCATCGGTCAGCGCGCCAAGCTTGTCGTGCAGCTCCCCGGACAGCTGCGTGATCCCGACGAACTTACCGCTCGCGTCGTAGGTGACGATGCCGAGCTGCTGCATCAGGCTCGCGGCCTGCGTGGTCGGCGCGTTCAGCTTCTCCAACATGGTTTTCAGCGACGTACCGGCGTCGGCGCCCTGAAGGCCCCGGTCGGAGAAGGCAGCCAAAACGGCCGCGGTGTCCTCGAAGGTCAGGCCGGTCTGGGCCGCAACAAGACCACCCTGCTGCATCGCATAGGCGAGCTGCTGCACATCGGCCGCGGACTTGTTCGCCGCGGCGGCGAAGACGTCAGCGATGTGCGGGACGTCGCTGCCCTTCAACGCGAACGTATTCATGGCGTTCGCCGAGATCGTGGCTGCGTCGGCGAGATCCAGCTGACCGGCCGCCGCCAGGCTCAGCGCACCCGACAGGCCGCCGGACAGTACGTCCTTGACGGAAACGCCAGCCTTGACCAGCTCGCCCTCGGCGTTGGCTGCCTCGGTTGCGGTGAACGCCGTGTCCTTGCCCGCCTGGAGCGCCGCGCCACGCAGCTTGTCCATGTCGGCCGCCGAGGCGTTGGAGACCGCCTGCACGCCGGACAGCGACTTATTGAAGTCGCTCGTCGCCTTCTCGGCGATGATGAACGCGCCGGCCAGGACGGCACCGGAGGCCAGCGCCACCTTGCTGGTGCTCTTGTAGGCCTCCGTCCGCTTCGCCGCCGCGTCCTCGGTGGCCTTCGCGTTGGTCGCCTGCATCGCGGCGTTCTCGCGGGCCGCCGCGGACTCGTCCTTGAACGCGGTCAGCGCCGCGGTCGCGGACTTTGCCTGGACTTCGGCCGCGGCCTTCGTCTCGGCGGCTGCCGCGGCTTCCTTCTCAGCCGCGGACAGTGCCTCCTGAGCCGCGGCGCGACGGGCAGCGCCGAGCTCGGAGGTGTCCTTGGTCGCCGCCGCGACTTCCTTCTGCGCAGCCGACAGCGACGCGGTCGCCTCGGCGTTGGCAGCGGCAGCCTCGCGTGCGGCGGCGTTGGCTTCGCGCTGTGCCGTGGTGAGCAGGCGCGTCTGGCGCGAGGCCTCGATCTTGGCCGTCGCCGAGCTCGCGGTGGACTCGGCCTCGGCCTTGTTTGAGGCCGCGGCCTCCTTCTGCGCGGAGACGAGCTCCGTGGTGGCCTTGGTCGCGGTCTGCGTGTTCGGGGTGTAGCCGGAGTAGTCGCCGACGAGCTTCGCGGTCACTGTGCGGTTAGACACGACGGCCTCCCTCCAGGTGGACCCCGATCATCAGGCCCTTGGTGTTCGCGTTCGGTCCGGAGAAGCGCTCCGACTCCGTGGCGACGGCAGCGCAGCCGTGACAGCGCAGCGCGGTCGGGCGGTAGTCGAACTCGTGCTCGGCGGCCATCGACTCGCTGCGCGGCTGCCCGCAGCCCGAACAGGTGTCGGCCTCGTGCTCCAGCAGGGCCATGGCCCACGCCCGGTCCTCCGCCGACCACAGCGCCTCGCCCGGGACCGGCACGCGGCCCAGGAACACGCTGCGGGGAACGGCCCAGGCCCGCGCCGCCTCTACCTCGCGCCGGAGAGCGGGGGATTCACGGAGGCGGCGCGCGAGGAAGGGACGGCGACGGCCGCGTTGTTCGCGAACCAGGCGCCCCCGAACAGCTCGTCGCGCTGCCGCTCGTTGAGGCGGCCAAGCAGCTGGTCCACCTGCTCGCGCGTCATCGCCGGCTCGATGCAGCAGCGGGCGATGATGTCCGGCTGAAGCGAGACCGCGTCGAACTCCTTGCCCGGTTCCGGGCTCGGGTGCGCGGCGATCATGTCGCTGTACTCTTTGGAGGGCAGCGCACGGAAGCGGAAGGCGACCTCCGAGGACTGCATCAGCTCCCGAAGCTCCTCCAGCTCTTTCGTCAGCTGCGCACGCTCGGTACCGTCGACCAGGGAGGCGCCCGGCCGCCGCTGCTGCTGATCGAGCGCGTCCAGCGCCGCGACGACCCGGTCCGCATCAGCGGCCAGGTCGCCCGCCAGGCACAGCGTGACCGACGTTTCGCGAGGCTTAGCCAGCGCCATGACGTCGTCGAAGCTGACGCCCTTGGTCACGCGATCACCGCGCGGGTACTCGGGTCGGAGGTCACCATCATCGAAGAGGTGAACTTGGCGACCTCGTTCGCTGCGGGCGGGGCCAGCTCCGGCTCGCCGGTCGTGACCGGGTACACCTCGATGACGTCGCCGGACGTCCACGCGACCGTCGCGGCCTTCGTGCGCCGCACCACTAGGTAACCCGAGGTCCGGTACGGCAGCAGGTTGTACGCGGTGTCGGTCGGCGTCTGCCGCTTCATCTCCACCGTGATGGTGAAGGACCGGCGCCCGACGCCCTGCGTGGTGAAGGTCGAGGCGATGTTCGAGGTGTCCACAGCCGCCGTGGACGCCTTGATCTGGAGACCGGCGGGGGTGACGTAGGACTCCAGGGCCGTCCCGGCGTTCAGCTCGGTGGTCGTCGGCGCGGAGATGGTCCCGATCGTCGACACGAAGGAGACCCGTGTGTTGCCATCGTCGAAAAGGTCGGACATCGTCGGGGCTCCTTACCGGCGGATGGCGGCGACGGTCACAGTCGTCACCGCCGAGTAGCTGATGCTGATGACACCCGTGCTGGTGTTGACCAGCGCCGGGTTGAGGGGGAAGAGCTTGGTGGCACCGGCGGCGACGCTCTGCGCGGTCGCGGTGCCGGAGTTGCCGGCCGGGGTCGCGCCCGGGTCGGCCAGGGTGACGGTGATCGGGGAACCGCCGCCGTTGATGACTTCGAGGAACGAGCGGTCGTCGGTCGCCGAGGCCAGCGCCACGGTGTCACCGCCGCCGGTCGCTGCGACCGTCGCCGGGGCGAGCCCGGCGGCCGTCATCGTCTGAAGGGTGAGCAGGGCCATGGAGACCTCTCCTATGCGGGGGTGGACTTGATCTCGTACTGGGCCGTAGAGATCCACAGCGGCGGCTGGACGGTGTCGTCGCGCAGCACCGGCTGGTTGCCGGTCTGCCGAGGCGGCCACACCTTGCGGCCAGACACGGTGAGCGGGGCCGTCAGCAGCGCAACCCGGGCGGCGTCGGCGTAGGCGGAGGCCTGCTCTGGGCCGGTCCCGACGGCGGTCAGCTGAATCGGGATCGTCAGGTCCGAGTACAGGTCGCCGAGGCTGCCTGGCGCGATATCGCCGGGGCTGCCGTGGATGACGACGACAGTGTTCTCGGCGTCGTCGCGGGAGCCGATCTTGGCGTGGATCGGTGTGGGCAGCAGCTGGAGGGCAGCCTCCAGCACGGCCTGCACCGCGCGGATGTGCGGCTCGGCCGAAGCGGGCGTGGTCATCCCAGCAGCGCCTGTTCAGCGACGGTCTCGCAGGCCTCGATGAAGCGCGGCTCCTCAGCGGCCAGCGCGCGGCCGCCGTCGTTGTGCGGCGGATTCTTCGACGTGCCGAATTCGAGGATGTTGCCGAGCGCGCCCTGCTTCTTGTCCTTGTCCGGGCCGATCTCGGCGCTGACGTCACCCGGCCGCACATCGATGTCGTAGGTGATCGACGCCGGGTAGTGCGGGGCGTGGGCGTTGCCCGAGGCGTTGGCGCGCCAGTCGTTCTTGATGTTCAGCGCGCCCTTGGACACCACCGGCGGCAGCAGCTCGGCAAGCCGGACCGGGGCCGCCGCCAGATCGGCGGCGAACGCCTCGAACTCGGCGAACATCTCACTCACTGCGCGAACTCACAGGTGATGCGCAGCGCCGTGTCGGTCGTCTCGGCCTCGGCGTTGGTGAGAGTCAGGACCCGGCCGACCAGCGCGGCGTTCAGCGAGGCGGTGATCGTGACCGTGTCGCGGCGGCGCACATCCGGCGCCGTCGCGGACAGCGGCAAGTCGAGGTAGTACCGCTGGACGTTGATCTCCTGCTCGGCGGCTTCCTCGTCCTGGCCGCGCCAGATCTTGATGCGGCACGGGCCGGTGTACACGGTCGTCGTGGTGTCGGTGTACTGCTGCGTCACCGGGTCGTAGGTGCGCGGACCGGGGCGGGTGACCGTACAGGCGTCGATCATCAGCAGGCGGTGCGCGTCCTGGCCGCGCGAGATGAACATGGTGAACTCGGTCACGAGACCACCACCCATGCGTTCAGCTCGCCCAGCTCTCGGCGCAGAGCCGTGAGCTCCCCGGGCAGCAGATCCCCGGCGGCGTCGAGCATCTCTACGGCGTAGGTCTCCGAGTAGTCGTCCACCTTGCGCTCGCGTATACCGACGTCCATACCGTTCGGCGTCAACGACAAGCGCGTGGCCACCTGGCAGCACAGCTCAATCAGGCCATCGGATATGACCGTCCAGCCGCGCTGGTACACGACCTGCACACGACAAGGCGCCGGAACGATCGTCGGATAGGGCAGGTTCAACTTCTCCCCGTCCCACACCCATCCGGTCAGCGTCGTCATAGTGCCGTCGTCGGCGACCGAGGACACCGAAGTCACACTGATCACCGGAGGTGCGGGCAGCAGCACCACGCGCCGCTCAACCGCCAGTTGGACGGTCACGGTGGACGGCGTGATCGGCTCGCCGGCCGCACGCCGGATCCGCACCGAGGCTCTGCTCAGCAGCGCATCGGCGTTGGCCGGGGGCAGGGAGTAGCCCCAGTTGGCCGCGTCGGCCTGCGTCGCCAGTGCGGGCAGCGACACCGCTTACCCCACGGCGCCGTAGCGGTCGATGAGGTCCTGCTTCGTCGACACCTCGGCCTCGTCCGGCGCGAGCCCGCAGACGATGGCCCACGCCACCCACTGCGACTTCGCCGCGGCAGGCTTGGGTGCCTCGGTCGGCGGCGCGGGCACGAGCTCGTCCGGCCCGCCCTGGTGCGGGGTGCCGTCGGGGTTGACGCGACGAATCAGGCCCTTGGCCATGCGCTCGTGGATCGCCTCGTGCAGCGGTAGCGCCACCTCGAAGACGGTCCCGCCCTCGCCGAGGATGTGGATGGTCTCCACCTCATCCTCAGGCATGGCGCGGGACCTTGAAGGCGGTGATGGTGCCGGGCACGACGCCGGTGGCGACGTCGACCAGCATGGAGCCGTCGGACTGGAGGAACCGGCCCGAGTCGAACGGGCCAATCCACGCGGTCGCCGAGTTGGCGACGGCGACGACAAGGTCGCCCTGCCCGGAGGCGATCGCCAGCGGCTGCGTGCCCGCCTTGACGGTAATGTTGCCGCCGGTCGCGCCGACGACGACGCGCAGCAGCGTCTTCTCCGGCTCGGCCTGCGCGCCGGGGCCGGCGGCGGGGACGACGTGGCCGTTGCCGGCGCCGGCGTTCAGCGCGGTGCCGGCCGGGTCGGCGGTGGAAGCGTTGTAGGTGAAGGACGAGTAGGCCACTGCTGTGCGAGCCATGAGTCAGGTCTCCGTTTCGATCGGTCGGCGGTCAGGAGACCGTGACGAGGGCCGAGGCCAGGAAGTCGGGGCGCAGGACCTTCGCGCCGTACAGGTTCAGGCCCTTGATGGCGTCGGAGAACGCGGACTGCGGGCGGTAGGCCTCGGTCTTGGCGATCTGGAACGCCACGGAGATCGCGGACTGCACGCCGGCGGTGATGGCGTACTCCGAGCCGGTGGTGTTCGGGGCGTTGTTCGACAGGGCGATGTCGAAGCCGGCCGCGCGGCCCACCATGCCGTTGCGGAGCGCCTCAGCCGAGCCGGACTCGTTCACCTTGATGAAGCGGCCGTCGCGGAGCAGGCAGCCGTGCATCTCCGGGGTGATGATGACGTACCGGCCCTGCTTGGGGACGTTCGCCCGGTCCAGCTTGATCTTCAGCGGGACGAGGACCTTGTCGTAGGCGTCGGTCGGGGTCGTCGCCGAGTTGACGGTGATCGACCCGAGCGCGTTCGCCGACTGGATCTGCGTGTAGAACGAGGCCACGTACTGGTCGATGGTGTCGGCCACGCCGTAAGCGGCCTCGGACATCGCCTGCGGGATGACGTTCGCGCGGGCCTGGCGCGCGTCCACGTCATCGACGCTGAACGCGAAGTACTTCGCCTGGTCGATGGTCAGCGTGCGCTGCGCGTCGGTGATCTGCTCCGGCGTGATGACGGTGACGTTCGGCACGTAGGTGCCGATGGTCGGCCTGGAGATCGAGGTGATGCGGACGGTGTCGCCGAAGTCGGCGATCTCACCCTCGTAGTCGTGGTTCACGACCGACGGGCCCGCGTACACGAGCTCCTTGCGGGCGGCGACCAGGAGATTCGCACTCCAGATCTCCGGCTTGAACAGCTTGATGGACACGTAATGCTCCTAGGGGGCTACTCGGCCGCCAGAAAGTCGTTGAACTGGCCCTTGTTCTGGGCCGCGACGATCTGTTCGGCGGTCATTTTGGCGATGTCGGATTGGCCGAGCTGCTTCACGCCCTCGGGCCCCTTGCGGGCTCCGCCGTCGCCGGTGCCGGCGAACGTGGGCTTGGCCGGCGTCGCTGCGGCGGCGGCCAGATGCGGCTTGCGGGTCAG